AAGGCACAGACTCTAATAGAGTTAAACTTTATGTTAATGGCTCACAAATAACTAGTTTTAGCAGTACAAACTACCCCTCTCAAAATTATGACACGAGATTTAACAATAATTCACAAGCATTTTATCTTGGTCAAAATGTTCCTGCTTATCCAGATTACTTTGATGGGTATATGGCAGAAGTTCATTTCATAGACGGAACTGCAAAAGCACCTACAGACTTTGGTGAATTTGATTCTACATCAGGTATATGGAAGGTAAAAGAATACACAGGTAGCTATGGCACGAATGGTTATAAACTTAACTTCTCAGATAGTGGTAGTCTTGGTGCTGATAGTTCTGGTAATGGTAATAACTTTACTCCAACTAATTTAGCATCTACAGACCAAACAACAGATACACCGACTAATAACTTTTGTACTATGAATCCCCTAGATAATTATTGGGCAAACTCAACCTACAGTGAGGGTAATTGTAAAATGGTCACCGCAGGTACAGGCTATGGTTATCCAAGAAGCACTATGGGAATATCTTCTGGTAAATGGTATTTTGAGGCAAAAGCATCAAACTTATCAGGTAATTTATTTGTAGGTATTGTTTCAACTGCAGGAACAGGAACAGAGCAGGAAGTAGGGAATAAATCAAATGATTATGGTTATAAATTTACTAGTGGTGCTATTAGGGAAAATACTGTTGAAACTAGTTATGGTAATTCTTTGGGTACGTCTGATATATTAGGTGTTGGAATAGACTTAGATAATAATAAATTATATTTTAGTAAGAATGGAACTTGGCAAAACTCTGCTAATCCAGAAACAAATACAGGTGGTTTTTCTATCACTGCACCAAGTTCAACATTGTTGGGTGAATATTTTGCTTCAGCTAGTGACATAAATAGTAATCTTTCCTCAACAGTAGAATTTAACTTTGGTAATCCCTCATTCTCAATCACATCTGGCAACAGTGACGGAAACGAATATGGAAACTTTGAATACGCACCACCCTCTGGCTATCTAGCACTATGTACTCAAAACCTAGCAACTGCCTTATCCCCTACGATTGATGATGGGAGTGAATATTTTAATACTGTTTTATATACAGGTGACGGAAATTCTGGTGGTGCTAGAAATATCACAGGTGTTGGATTTCAACCAGATTGGACTTGGATTAAAGAAAGAAACAGTACTACCTATCATAACTTATTTGATTCTAATAGAGGTGCAGGATATGTACTTCATTCTAATGTAAGTGATGCAGAGGGTAATTATACAAGTTATTTTACTTCATTTGATAGTGACGGATTTACATTAGAAAATAATGCAGGAAGTTTAAATGGTAATGGTGATACTTATGTAGCATGGAACTGGTTAGCATCTGGCTCTACTGCTTCTAATACTGATGGCTCAATCACATCTACAGTATCAGCAAATACTACCGCAGGATTTAGTATTGTGACTTATACAGGTAATGCTACAAGTGGAGCAACAATAGGTCATGGATTAGGTAAAAAACCAAATTTTATTATAATTAAAAATCGTTCAATAACTAGAGATTGGCGAGTTTATGAATCAGTAAATGGTGCAACGAAATATATGGACTTAAACACAACTATGGCATCAAGTAGTGCTTCATCTGTTTGGAATAATACTGAGCCAAATACAACAGTGTTTACTGTGGGAAATGATGGAGGTAGTAATGGAAGTGGTAATTCAATGGTTGCCTACTGTTTCGCAGATATAGAAGGCTACTCTAAAATTGGCTCTTATACAGGTAATGGAAGCACAGATGGAACATTTGTGTATACAGGATTTAGACCTGCTTTTATTATAACTAAAAAGACTGATGGTGCATCTAATTGGGGTATGTTAGATGCTACAAGAAGTTCTTTTAATCTTGCTGATGATTGGTTAGGAGCAAATTTATCTAATGCTGAAAGTGTAGAAACAACCAGAAGTGCTGATTTATTATCAAATGGTTTTAAAGCAAGAGGTACTAATGGAGATATAAACCATGATTCCCCATACATCTACATGGCATTTGCAGAAAACCCATTTGTTTCTAGTTCTGGAGTTCCTGTCACTGCGAGATAATGAAACTATTAGTATTAATTTTGTTTCTATTTACTCTTGTAGCAACATTTACAGATGTCAAAGCTGAAACGAATACAGTTAGTTCTACTGTCGTTAATAATACACCCCCTACTGCTAATTCCCCTGCAATCAATATAGTTAATAGTGATATTTGTAAATCTGGTGTATCTGGTGCTATTCAATCAAATGTTATTGGATTTAGTACAGGTGTCACCATTACAGATATGAACTGCGAAAGAATTAAACTAGCACGAAGTCTTTACTCAATGGGAATGAAGGTTGCAGGTGTTTCTATTCTATGCCAAGACGCAAGAGTTTTTGATGCTATGATTATGTCTGGAACACCTTGTCCATACATGTCTGATATAGGTGAAGATGCCTTAAAACAATGGGAACAAAATCCAGATAAAGTTCCTCAAGGTAGCACTGCTTTAATTAAACCAAAACCAATCAAACAAGAAACGCAAGAAGGAGATATAGATGGTCTTAAAAATTTTGGTCTTATGGCTCTTGGTTTGCTTCTCATATTCTAAAGCTGAAGATTGCTCTACTGACACTATAGGTTTATGTACTCCCTTAGTGACAGATATAATTACTGAAGAAAAAGTCATTGAAGAAGAAACTGATAGCACAGGAATCTATATAACCGAAACTACCACAACCACTACAACAACAACTACAGTCACGAATGAAGATAGTGGGGATATATTAGATGGCAGTAATGGATTTGTTTCTACATCAAAAGAGGGTGATATGGATATTGATTGGGGTGGACAGGGTAGTGCCTCAATGCCTTCTGGTAGTTATTGTAATGAATTAGGAACAGATAAATGTGCTGAGATTACAGACAGTAATTTAACCACCTTTTATCAGCAAGTCGATATTTCAGAACTAGATATTAATTATGGTGGCACTACTGAATATACAATCAAAGTAGATAAACAAGATGAACAAGATAGTGTTTATATGAAGGTCATTGGTAGAAATGGAAATACGGAAGTCTTTAATGGTACTGATGTTTTATCAGCTTCTGGCGTTAATAGTGGATATCAACAATATCAAGGTAATTTTGATTTCTCAGGAAAGATAACTAATCTCATTATTGAAGTAGGGGGTAGAGATATTAATCTAGCGGTGGGAGTTCTATTTGATGATGTGAGTATTAATGTTTTATATAATGTTATTGAAACAATCATTACTCAAGAAATTACAAAGATAGAAACTTTTATTGCTTTAAACCTAGACCAACCAGAATTAATTGATGTCGCTGAAGATGTATTTAAATTCAATGATGTATCTAAACAAGATGATTTTATTATGTTTGAGCCTATAGAAGCTGAGCCAATGGAAATATCTTATGAAACTGTTGAAGCAGAAATAGAAGCACCTGTTATTGAAGAAATAAAAATAGAAGAAGCACCTATGGAAGAAATCATAGAAGTTGAAATGGAAGAAGTCGTAGAAGAAATTGTAGAAGAAACTGTAGAAGAAGTTGAAGTTGCAAAGGTTGACGAGCCTGTAGATAAACCTGTTGAAGAAACAAAAGAAGAATCCAAAGAAGAAGTAAAAGAAACCAAACAAGAAAAAGCCAACAAGATAGTCAAGAAAATGGGTGATAAAGGTAAATATGATGCCAACAATCAAACAAAGACTTTAATAGTTATGCAGGTATTAGCTAATAGTAAGAGTTTCTTTGACCAACCTCAGCTACCACAGATACAAGGATTTTTTGACAATAGAACTTTGCCAGATGCTGAAATAATTGATAATAATATTTTGATGTATAATTTGTTTATGAATAATGATTTAGGACACAATGAATTAGTGGATTTACAATGGAAGTAGAATATCAAGGAATGAAGTTTAAAGGTGGTAAGTTCTTTATCATCTTATCTTTAATTGGTGCAATTATTGGTGGTGGTTGGACAGGCTACAAATTCTATGATGATTATCTTGATATGAAAGCCAAGATAGAAGGATATACTGCACCAGATTTAAGCCATATTGATGAACAAATAGCAGTTCTTAAATCCGAGGTATCAATGGTATTAGAGGAAGTTAGTTTGGTTAATGATGTAGCCACTTCATTAAAGAATGATTTACGAGATGATATTAAGACTATGAAAACCGACATAAGAGCCATAGATAAGGTAGTTAATGACATTGAAGATAGAGTTAAAGCTAACGAAAGAGAAATATCTACTGATTTTAAGATTTTAGAAAAAGAAATAGATGATAAGATAAGAAAAGCATTAAATAACCCATTATCAGGAGTAAAATAAATGGCAACACAAAATGAACTACAAGAACAACTAAAGAAAGCTAAAAAAGAATTAAGAGAAGCAAGGGAAGAAGTAAAAGAAGCTAAGATTAGGGAACAACTCTACCTTGAACGATTAGATAATTGGGCAGAAAAAAATCAAGCTTTACACAGAGAAATATCTGGAATGACTATGGATGATGTTGCTAGAAAACAAAGAGCAAAAGCTGAATATAAAGAAAAATATGCTAAAGATATTGAGATAGCAGAAACATTTGACAAACAGGCTCAGGTAAAGTTAAACAGTAATTTAAATGGCATCACAAACGGATAAAATAAATAAACTTGATAAAGAGATAGCCTTAATACAAAAGGATATCCAAGTTATCAAAACAAACCACCTCAAGCATATTGAAGCTGATATCCGTAATATAAAAATTGTTGGTTATACTGTTGCTGTAGGTGTTTTTAGTCAATTATTTATGCTTGTTAAAGACTTACTTCTTTAATGTCTAAAATTATATTCCTATTAGGGTGGTTTTGTCTTAATGGTGAATGTGTCAGTGTAAACGAACAACACCAATCTGTAGAGGATTGCAAAAATCAAGGAATACAACTAAAGTCTATGTTAGATGAACAAAATATTCGTAAATATTTTTTATCCTGTATTGATATTACTCCAACCACTTATTAGAAAATTTTAAATGGATGAGAAACAGCAAAAAGGTGTAGCATCCGAACTTATTGCTGAATATTATTTAACCAAAGCAGGATATTTTGTTTATACCAAAAAATCAGTTCAATCCGCAGTAGACTTAGTAGCCATCAAACCAGATACAGGGGAAATTCTTTTAGTAGATGTTAAAACCGCTAGTATTAGAATGAGCGGTGCTAGGATGGGTTCTACTATCCGCAGGGTATTATCAGACGAACAAAAACGCCTTAATGTCAATTTGTTATATGTTTATGAAAATAAGATGTGTGAATTGATTAGTTATGAAGGTGATAATATAATAACAACCATTCTCAATGAAGTATTAGATTAAGGAGGCAAAATGAGAATAATAAAAGTAGGAAAAGAAATACGACTAACAATGACGAATGAAGAAAAAGAAGAAATAACAGAAAGGAATAGTTTAGATATGCACATAGGTTATTTAAACGTCTTACAACAAGACATCAGTAAGATTTTGACAGAATTACTCCCAAAGGTTAAAAAGAAGAATGGATATTAATAGATTAAGAGAGAGCGTTATTGCTCATGAAGGCATCCGCTACAAAGCCTATGCCGACCCCATTTTAGGTGCTTCCGCCATGACCACTGCGGTAGGACATTTGATAAAACTACCTGAAGAAGAATATCTACTAGAAAAAGAACTTACTATGGATGAGGTTATGAAAATATTAGATAGTGACCTTGAAGTAGCTATTAAAGATGCAAAAAAATTTATTGATGAAGATAGTATTCCAGAAGAAGCATTTGAAATAGTCGTAGAACTTTCATTTCAATTAGGCTATCCAAGATTATCAGGTTTTAGAAAGTTCCAAGCCGCTTTAAAAGAAAATAATTTCTCATTAGCGAAATCTGAAATGCTTGATAGTAAGTGGGCAAGACAAGTTCCTGCAAGAGCAAAAAATTTATCAGATAAGATGGGTGAGATAAATGCTTAGTAAATTATTAGGTGGTGGATTAGTAGATAGTGTTGGAAAGATAGTTGATGAACTTCACACTTCAGAAGAAGAAAAAGCACAAGCAAAAATAAAACTTAAAGAATTAGATAACGCATTAAACAAAGCACAGACAGATATAAACCTTGCTGATGCTAAATCTACTGCTACAGGTTTAGGTGGACTGCTACAAAGAATTTGGCGACCCCTGATTGGTTTCAGTTGTGCCTTAGCAATCTTTTGGGAATTTGTTTTAAAACAATTTATTATGTTTTTCCTTGCAGTATTTGAAGTTGAAACTTTACCATTGCCAACTTTAGATATGGGTGTTTTAATGCCATTGGTCATGAGCCTCTTAGGCATGGCTACACTCAGAACGTATGAGAAACAGAAAGGTATAAGCAAATGAAAAAACTTATTTGGAAACCTATAGAAGCACTCCTTGATTGGGCAGACCCTTATTGGACTTGGTCTAATCTATGGAAGTTAATTGTTGTGTTAGTAGTTGTCTATTGTGGACATAACTTAATGCACTAATGATTACCACCACCGCCACCCTATCAGTTTTAATCAAACCTAGAATAATCGGTAGTAAAGGTAGAACATTTAAAAAATTAACTTTCGGTAAAATACCCATCAAGAAACCCAAGTTGAGAATAGGTAAATTAAAAAAGGCAAGATGATTAACACCTTGCCTTTAATTATATACACAAACTTTTCCTTTCGTTTGTTAGGATTATTATAGTGAAAAAAAAAACTGAAACAATACTCTACTTAGAATTTTACGACCATTCATCATCCACCAACTCTTGGCAAGAATACAAAGAAATCTTAGCTGACTTAAACCC